ACGGATCCAGTAATTCGGAGTGCAATCGCTCGAGCACAGGCCCGAGCATCAGCAGTTTCTCTTCGTGCCGCTCCTCAACCTCGCGGGCCGTGATCTGACGCCGTGTCGAGTGCGTTAACATCTGGAACAAATCGGCGTAGAACCCTTGTCGAATGCGATCCTGGGTTTCTACAATGTCCTGCTGCAGCTCAGAGAGTCGTGGGTTGACCTCGTACACCGGCCGGAATCCTGGGGTGCCTGGCGTCATGTCAATATAAGTCACCCCGCCCGGGAGTACTGAAGCGGTCTGCCCCCGCATTGAATGCGGTGCGACCATGGGCGGGTTCACCATTTTATCGATGCCCTGTGCCTTGCGTTTCTGTTCGACCTGCAGGGCTTTGACGTCTCCGAGGACGTCCATCCCTGGTGACCTTCCCCAGATGTCGGCGCCGTTCACATGCCACCTGGGTGCCATGATCGGGAATTCTTCGTAGCCCGAATCCGAGAGGAATTGACTCGCGTCGCCCTTTTCAAAATACACGCTCACGTAGGGCATGTTCAGGTTGTCCGACATCCCGCTCTCACCGTTCACGTTCGGCTCAATAACATGGATGATGTCGACCCACTTATCCAGGTTCTTGTTTCGGAACATGGTGGTCACGGTGTTCGAACACTTTTCAATCCCGAACCACTCCACCACCTGCGCTACAGTCAGCCTGAACTCGCGGTAGAAGGTGTTGACTTCGAGCCGGTCTGAGAGTGCGATCGCGTACTCACCCGCGGTGAACGGGTAACAGCGGATCACGTCGGCGTCGTCCTCTTCGACCAGGATCGCCCCGGTTCCGAACACGCCCATCTCTTCGTAGACCGTCTGCAACGCGTTGTACAGATTCGATCTGGAGAAGATGTCTCGCATCCGCCGCTCGACGATGTACAACCACTGCTTCACATCCGCCGATTCAACCAGCTCTGGATCCGGCGTACTCAGCCGAAACCAGGGCCTGGCCGGGCTAGTAATCCCTGACATCATCCCAGCGGACAAGGTCCGTAAGGCCATCGTCGCTGTGCTATCGATGATCTTGCTGTTCTTCTTGGTCCCCTTGTTGACATCAGAGGCCAGGAAGCGACCGCGCCGAGGCACGATGTACTCTGAGAGTTCCTGCCAATGCCCGAAAAACGTTGACCGCTCAGACTTCAAAGACGACCAGCGCCTCTTGTAGGACTCACATCGAGGCAGGTGTGCCATGGGTTATGCCCCCAACAAGGTCGATTGCCCGAGCGTAGCCTCAGACTGATCGCCCCGCGAACCGTTCAAGATGGTCTTCTTCATGACTTACTGATACGCTGCAACCTGTTTGTCCGTAGACCGACTAGCGGTCTGGGTATCCTGCTGAAACGACTTCCGGGCAGGTTTCTTGGGCTCTTCCGGTGGTGGGGGTGGGGCCGGTAACGGTGGTGGTGTTGATGATCCTCCTCCTCCAAAGCACATGTGTATCTCCTTCTAGGTAAACGGGTCGTAGTCGTGACTGACTGACGTCAGCACGGGGGTGAACAATCCTCGGATCTTGGGGGCAACAGGGTGTGCGAAGGTCAGCGCCAGGCTATCCCCGAGGTCTGGGGACCGGAGCCCCTTCTCCCTGATCTTGTCCTTTGACAGCAGGGCCATCCGGCCGGCTGAATCGAATGAATACGTCGGGGTGCATAAATCTGTTTTGAGGTCGGTATTGTTCGGCAAGGCGCCGCCGTCCTCCAACCACTGCCGGACCCCATCCCACATCTCAGATCGTTTGTTCGTGTACCGGTGGTTGATGGGTTTGCCCCCAAAATTCACCTCGGTCACCTGGTAGTGCAGCTGACGCAGCCGGTCGATCACGCCCTCACCGCGACCCGCGTCAATGAAGACTGCGTCCGGTTTGCATTCGTTGATCTCCTGGGCCACCATGCCGGCCAAGGTCATGTTGTCGATATCGTCGTACACTTTCGGCTCGAAGGCCGTCAGGCCCTTGCGTCTCAAAATACAGCTGCGATCATCACCGAACCGGGCGACGTCCACCCCCAGGACCGTGGCCGATCCTTCGATGTCGGCGTCCGTCATTACCTTGGCCGCCGCGGCACTGACCTGATCGATCGTGATCAGAGCGTTGTCGACGGAGGCTGAGAAATCACACAGGAATTCTTGCCGGTATTGATTTGGGGACATTGCGACCCGGGCCAGATCGAGTTCTTCCTGATCAATGATCTGGGTCTCATCGACGCGGTACATACCGCCGTACCAGGACGGATCCTTCAGCGCGTGTTGATAAAGGTCGTGGAATTGGTTGAGGCCCTTGGGCGTACCGATAAACAAGCACCAGCCTTTTCGATCAGACAGGGCCGGTCGGATGATCTCGGGCCAAGTCTCGAGCCGCATGTCCGCGATCTCATCGAGAACAATACCGTCGAAATAGAGGCCGCGCATCGACTCACCGTTGTCTGAGCCGTACAGTCGGACTCGAGACCCGTTTGGAAAATCGATTGCGAGTTCAGATTCGTTGGCGTGAGTTCCTGGTATCACCAGCGCGAACCGTTTTAGATAGTCCCAGGAGATCTGTTTGGCTTGCCGCAGGTACGGGGCTACATAACCGTAACGACTATCGGGTTTGGAAGTCCGTATGGCCGCGTCGATCAGGGTATTGATGGCTAGGTAAGTCTTGCCAAACCGGCGGTGGCAGACTAAAACAGAAAAACGTTTTAGCCGCGAGTGGATCTCGGCCTGATGCGGGTGTGGCACATACCCCGTGTTGATCTGTAACGATCGTGCAGCGAGGCCCATCTACTCGTCCGGGGCCCGCTCAATGCCGGTGACGACGTTTAGTGTCACGTCCCCGGTCTGGTTGATGTCTCTTTTGTCAGACCAATCGAACCGGTTCTTCATGTTGAAGATCCAGAATGTGGCGTTCGCGTTGGGGTTAGACCCGGTGGCCCCGGCCTGCCCTAAACGGGTCCAGAAAGCCTCTGAAAGTCCCGTTCCCTGCTTTACGGCTTCGAAAAATTCAGGATGAATCCGCTGCCATTCTAGGAAGGTGTCGTACACAATACCAAGCTCGGCACACACCTCGAGTTTGGTACCGCCGCCGCGCATCGTGTTGACGACATCGTCACACATCGCCGGGTCGTATTTTGTCGGTCGTCCAACGGGTCTTTTTGCCATGGCCGCAGATTAACAGCGTTTTGGCAACTCACTCGACGCTCTACTCTAAAACGATGTGCTCTCCGTAAGGCACACTGACACGGTGCCGGTAGTTGACGATAGAACTGATGGTGGATCGGGCACAGTCGAACTGTGCGGCCAGCTCGCTGCAGGGAACCCCGTCTTCATGAAGACAACGAATCTGCTCGACCTCGGCATCAGTCAACCGGGCGTTGGGGTGCGTCTCACCGCAGCGATAACCGGGGCCCTTTTCAGTCGCCCCGGTGGTCGCAACCTTTCGGAAGACCCGGCATAAAATAGTGTTCTTGCGGCGGTGGGGCCGTCTACCGACCAAGCGCGAACGAGATCCACAGAATGGCATACGAGAAAAGGAGGATAAAAATAACCGCCAGGAACTTGATCGCGGAGAGAATCGGTTCAAGGGCCCTCGAAAGGGCCTCGTAGCGAGCAGTTATTTTGGTCATGGTGTATAGGGGGTTGGCGGCTGATACGGCGCCGGCTTGTTGTGAGAATGGGGTTGCTCGAAAAGAGGGGCCAGCATCATACCGGTCACGGCGTAAGAGATCCCCGCGATCAATGCGACCAGACCCAGAAATTTTAAAACACAATCAAAGCAATTCATTTAATGGCCCAGGAATCCCCGGCCACAGCATCCACCAGGCCGGTGGTGTCGCTCCCAGGGAAGATATCCAAAAACCCCTGGGTCATCGCAGCTTCTAGATCTACACACGCCTGCTCGCTCTCAGCAGCCGGGCACTCCAGGACGATCTCGTCGTGAACCACAGCGAGAAGCTGATCGTACCGCGGCGCCATGTGTTTCAACGCGGCATAAATCACATCCGCACTGCTGCCCTGAACCGGGTAATTGAAGCAGATGGTAGGAGAGGGGTCCTCTGGGATCTCGATCCGGCGGCCGCCAGCCGTTCTCAGCTCGAGCGATTTCTTCCCGTTCTCGAATGAATTCTTCCGCCAGGTAGCGAGGGCTGGGTAGATCCTATCCCATCGAGACAGATAATCGACCGCCTTCTCCCGAGTGATTCCCATCATTTTCGACAACGAGAGAGGCCCCATCCCATATTGGGTCCCGAACGTTAAGGCCTTGGCCTGTTTCCGCTCGTCCTTTGTCACCCCATCTGGATCCTTGTGGAACATGGCCGCAGCCGACGTCGTGTGAACGTCCTGCCCGGTTTTGAAGATCTCTTCAAGCACCTTCTCATTCCCGAGAATCCCGCCAACTCGGACTTCGACCTGGCTATAGTCCGCGACCACAATTTGATTCCCAGGGCCCGCGACGAACAGGCCCCTGAATTCAGGGGTGTTGGGGAGATTCTGCAGGTTCGGTTTGAACGATGTCATGCGTCCAGTCTTCGCATAACCAATACTGAAACTACCCCTCAACCGGCCATCAATCACCTTGCCCTGTAGGCCCTCGCCGAATGAAGAGAGCAGCTTAGAAGAATCCTGACGTCTGAGATAAGCCTCGAGGAGGTCCTTCAATTCACCGGTGATATTCCCCTTCCCAAGGACCTCACGGATCGCTGGGGCCCCAACCGACAGGTTATTGGTCTTCGTCCGCGGCCAGGCTCGTAAAATCCGGCTGCCTTTGACCCCGGCTTCAACCAGTAACTCCCTTATCCAGGTCTGGATCTGGCTGGGGGAATTCCAGTTCTCAACCGTGGTGGTGAACGAATCAATGGTGTTCTCGTGCTCCTCCTTCTGAGCGACCCAGGTCTGGATCAGCTCGTTGTGAGCCGGTAAATCGAATCCCATCCCGTTATCGCTCATGGCGTTAATAGCGGGGATCGCGTCCAGCATCAAGTAGTATCCATCCAGTACCCCGTACTCGGTCATCTCCGGGACCAGCCGGGACCAGAGCATGGAGGCGTACTCCGCATCGCGTAGTGCGTACGTGATCTGCTCGTCGGTGAGATCCCCCGACCAGTCAGACCGCTGCTGCGTTTTGTCGATCTCAATCCCCAGAACCTTCTGGGCAGCGTCTTTAAGATTAGTCCCGCCCCCATAGACCGCGGAGTACGCGAGCATGGCGTCATCAAAACAAGCCTCGATCCCGGCATCTTTAAACCAGGTCAGCTCGAACGCTGCGTTAAAAGCGACGAAGTTTCGGCCCTCAAGTTGTGCACGTAAAGAAGCGAGACCCCCGACCTTATCAAGATCCAGATAGGCGAAAGCATTGTCCCGGTACACCTGGATCAACCGCACACGGCCTGTACGTGGAGACAAGGAAGTCGTTTCCAGATCAAGACCGACGACCTCGTCCTTTCCGAAACGAGCGAGGAAGGCATCGAAATCCAATAAACGACGTGGTGATACACCTCTACGGCCACGACCCGTTTCGCTATAACTCTCGCGCACGCGCTCGCTCGCCAGCGCCTTATTCTCCTTATCCTCTATATCCTCTATAGTATATAAAGGTGTATCAGTGTAGAGGGGGGGATCTTTCTTTTCCTCTTTCAATGACTTAGGTGAATCACACACGTCGTTACACTTATCTGGATTTAGTACCTCTTCCTCTACACCCGAGGCTACAGGTGCGGTTTCTGAGGTCGGTTGCTCTACACCTCTACACTCCTCTATGTGTCGAGCATTGGTTTCAGTAGTATTCGAGATTTCAGGGGTACCCGGGTCCTCTACACCAGTGTCGTCCTCAACGATCCAGGCACGTAGGCACCGGCTCGTTGGGTCGTTGTGTTCTGACGCTAATTCCGGGAACCTGCGACTGACTTTCAACCACCCCTTGTTCTGAAAAGCCCCGTTGATATCCTGTTTCACCATGTAGGGGGCCTTGACCCAGTCCTGGTCGAACCGGTCCTGCCAGAAATACTTCGGCACGAACGCGGTCAGGGGTTTATCGCGTTTCCGCCACTCGATCACCAGGTTGGTGGGGTTGGACGAATCGGTAATCACCGGTTGATACTCCAGGTAATGAAACGCCTCGTCGGCGGAGTCCGACACGCGGAAGCGTTTTCGTTGCTCAACCAGTACGCCGACCTCTTCTGGCTCTAACCACCAGTTGAAGCCTTTACGATAAAGGACCAGGGCCTCGGCCCAGAGCTGGTCTCGGTCTTTCTTGATGCGATCCACATGCACCAGACCCACCTCAACCGGCAGCCAGCGCCGTGACCCGGTCGAATCGGTGAAATACCCATCGTCTGCCCCCGGATTGTGGGTGCAGGCCATGTGACAACGCCGCGCCCGGGTCGATACATGCCGGGCGTACGGTCTTCTGATCTTGTCGTACCTAACCGAGGCGAATTGCTTCACGGCCTCGCGGTCGGCTTTACGGATCGCGTTCATTTCGGCGATCTCGATGAGCCATTTTCCGTCCAGCGCCATGACCGCATCTTTCACGTGTTTATTTACGTCCGGGAGCTGATCCTGGAACCAATCCTTGTCGGGCATCAGCGCGGCGAGACCGGTGGACTTGCCCACTCCCTGGGCCCCTTCAACAA